GCAGTGTCAACTCAGCGGGCTATTGGGATCTGTACGGAAGTACGAGTAACGACCTTGGTCCTTGGAACGAAGCGTTCAAGAACGGTCTGAACTACTACGAGACTGGAATTCCGAAGACTATGCTTTCGATTACGCCGAGAGACGGAGATGAAAGCATCAGAGGACTCGGAGATCTCTTAGCTTCAGCAGCTCACGAGAACGAAGGATTCGCCGAGATCGTAGGGGACGAATATGAAGTCGTAGTCAACAAGCTCTCTATTCCAATCGCGAACAGAACACAGAACAAGATATACTTGTCTGAGAGCATCGAGGGTCTTTCTGATGCCTCAGGCGTCTATCTCGACTATCGTAGACAAGAGTATCTCTGGGACTATCAGAGAGACGAGTCAGGCCAGATCGTCGAAAATGGCATTATTCTTCCTAGACCTATCGAAGACGACGATGGAGTCTGTACTGCAGGAAATCTAGATTATCTATACATCGACATGAGCGTCATCGTCAAGAACGAAGATCATCCTGCTGTAGAAGATAGCGTTCTAGCATATCCGATGATCGTCAAGATGCCAATCAGCCGATTGAGACTTCCCATATCCGCAGTTCGAGTGACGAGCCCAGCAGTAGAGAGGACCGTCGACAAGTATTCGGAGGACTTAGCTAACTACATAGACGGAACGGTCAAGCTCAAAGAGCGAACGGTCGACTACTATCATCTTGTTCCAGCCTTTGACGTTCTCGACCGAAGAGGAGAGACTGTCGAATACAAGCTGAAGTCGATCTACAATGTCGGTGGAATCTGTGGAATGATCAACCACTGCGTCTCTTATGCAGAGAGAGGAAACTACGAAGTTCCTCTAGAGTATCAGAGGGGAAGAGATGCTTTCCATCGAAACATGGCGTCTTGCGGCTCGATCGAAGACTGCAAGATACGATTCACTGAGCGAGCTCTCGACTTCATAGACAGAACGCTATTGAAGAAGTTCGAAGACGGAAAGCTATCTGAATTGAACGATAGAACGATCTCTATCGCTAACAAATTCGCTGGCGTGGCTGCTATATACGAGTACAGACAGAACGACGTCGGAACTTCTCCTTGGAGTGACATCGAGGGATGTGGACCTGATACGCTAGAGTGTCTCTACAGTCAGAAGTTCAAGATGAAGAACATATATGTCGGAGGTTCTGAGGACTTCTACACGGGAGTCACCCCGACTGAAGAGGAGTACAAGAGCAGATCACTGTTCCGAGTCTTCAGAAAGACGTTCTCTCCATTCATCGAGTGGGCTAACGTCAGTAACATTCTCGACACGACTAACTTCTTCTTGCTGACTGACCGAGAGTCGGTCCAGAACACGTATCGTTCGAGGCACAGCTCTAACTTCCCGATCGGATGCAACATACAGCAGCCATGGAACGTGACGAACGATCTGCTATGGACTGGACAGAGCCTTGAGGACGACCCCTATATCATAGGTCTGTGTCATCCAGTCATAGAGTATGGTAGAACGTGGCCGACAACAGAAGAAAAGGATCGAAGCGGAGGACGAGGTCTCGTCCAGTTCTGGGAGATGTTCCCAGTCGGAACACAGCTACACGGAGAGACTACTGACAGGTTCTTCCCGAGACTCAGATCGACTAAGACATACCATCTCATGCCTAGCGTTCTGTTCGAGCTGTCAGACGTCTGGCTCTACGGAGACTATGAAGACGACAAGTACTTCAGACTGCACATGAGCCCAGTCGCTAATGCGCCGTGCTCTGAGTACAACGACGTGTACTTGCAGATGTTCGGAGGCAACCCGAACTTCGTGAACAGAAAGCTGTGCAAGCCGACGATGAACGCTCCGCTGAAGAACGACTCGAAGACGCTAAGCATGAGCAGAGCTCAGAGCTTATCTATCTTCGGCTATCGTCCAGAGAACATCTTCTTGCTCGAAGCTTTTCAGAAGCGATATGACGCAAATGGCGGAATCACTGACAGGTACTTCACATGGGACTACGAGATGAAGAGCGTCGAGGCTCTCGGCCGAGATAAGAGTCCGCTCGAGTTCAGAATTCGGTACGGCAGAGACTCTAGCGGAAGAAGAGGCTTGTGGATCCATCAGAACGATCCTTACGCAGAAGATCAGGATCGCCCATGGATTCAGTACGAGATGAGCAGCGACGGATGCGTCAACGACGGATCGAATGTTCATCTCGGCTATCTGCCGTCCGAAAGATCGATCATCACTCTTCTGAACAGATCAGACGAAAATGACAGTCTTTCCGAGAACCAGTACGAAGAGGGCAGAGCAGTCAATGGCGAAGACTTCAGAGGCATCCTGCTGTCTGACTCGAATCGAGAGCTAGTCTGCTTCATCGACGCTGGCTACGGACACGATCTAACATCGGGATGCTATGTTGCACAGCTTCCAGCGAAGATGACGTTCGCCGACGAGAGAGGAGAGCGAGCTTACGGACTGCTCGCTGAGATAAAGGTGGAGGGCTGAGGATGAAGTACTTCGCATACGACACTTTCGTTGACTATCTGTTCAGCAGAGAGTCTGACCAGACGACTTACGGAGATCTCAGAGCGTTTCTGACATCGGCTGGAAGCTTCGAGACGTTCAAGCCGACGAGATCTGACGGATCGATCGAGATGGATCAAATATCAGAACTGTTCATACCGCCTTCAAGCTTCGCATATCCGTCTTCACGTATGGACTGCAGACCCAGAGTATCTGACTCGAACGGTCTGTACAGCGAGACTGACGTAACGTACGAAGAGGTCTTCAACATTCCAGCTTCAGCGAATCTCGATCGATCGTCGAGCTATGTACAGAAGTTCGTACAGAAGGCTATCTGGAACGCTGAACTTCTCGGACAGACGTCTGGAGGGGGAGAAGCGGAGATTCTGTCGAACGAGATTCCGTTCAATACGGAGTTCAGCGAAGAGGAGTATGACGCTTACGGAATTCCGTTGACATTTCTGAACGGCAGCGCTCCTGGAGTCGTAGCTGACACGATAGCATGCTCCGGCAGCAACATGACAGTCGCTTCAGGATGCTTGATAGCTGTTCAAAAAGAGAGACAGTCTGATAGCGCAGACTGTCTATTTCCGATCGGATTCATCGACTTCGAGAAGCTAGTTCCCAGTACGAGATACGAAGTCGAGTTCGATCCGATGGGATTTATTCAGCTGAGCTGAGAGCCATAGCTTCTTCAAAGCTGTACACTCGGACGTACGTGTAGACTGGATATTTCATCAGCTCGCTGAAGACTTCAGGATTCATGACACGAAGAACTTGAGTGTCGATGTAAGTGTGGCGCTCGAAGCCGTTGATGTCTCCAGGCAGACGAGATTCTGGACGGCCGCAAGTCACGACGATCTTCACTTCAGCGTAGTGAAGAGGATTATTGAATGTGTTGTGATAGTGGACGAAGACGCCGCAAGAGGGATAGCGACTGCGATTCTCGTCGAAGTGCTTCTTGAAGTCTCTCTCGTAGGCTCCGCACTCTTTAGCGACATAGTCATTCTCGTACTCGAAATTGCATGCGAGAGCAGAGCCGCAGAGCAGAGTGACAGCGATGAATAAGTTGAGCAGTTTCATTAGAGTTTCTCCTGTTTTTAGTTCTACATAGTAGAATATAAGTATTTTCAAGAGAAATCTAAACAAAAAAATTAAGAAAATCTCAATTTTTTTGAAACTAAGTCGAAATGGCAATTGTGAATAAGTTGATTATATTTCGCACTTGAAGCTCTTATATAAATATCATGATGATTTGCGAAACAGAAAATAGATCTATATTTAGATCAAAGAATTCACAACTTTTTGGCCCACTGGACTTTCTGTTTCGCAAATCCTCAGATTATTCCAGTGGGCCAAAATTGTTGATACAAAAGGATTTGCTGAATGGAAATGAGTGAATATAGAGAATTGCTTCAATTCTCTCTGTACGTCGGAAGTAAGAAGGTCGTCAAAAGACATAAAAAGCTAGATGATCGTTGCATAATGGCTATCTGGAACAGAACGAACTACGATCCGACTTGTCCAGTCGGAATCAAGAAGTGCTCTTTCGATGAATATGTTGAACTAATCAGAACTGGACATACAATCAAGAGAATCTCTAAAATTGATGGGACATTGGTTCCGACTAGATTTCTCTTCATCGACTTCGACAATGAAGATGAAGAGAACATAACTGAGAAAGAGATACGATCTCTGGAATCAGACAAGGTCAAGATTTTGCCTTCTTCTTCTTGGACTGAAGATTCAAATAAGCCGTGCTATAAATGGCATGCATATTTGTACTCAGAACGAAATATCTGGAACGTTCAAGAGCTAAAAGAGGCGACAAAAGAGTTTGTCGAGAAGCTGGAAGCGGTCTGTGGAAGGAAAATAACATACGATGAACGAGTCAGCAGTTCATTGTATCAGGTCTGCTATGGAAGACCACAACCAACGTATGAGCTCGACATACCCGATGGAGTAGAGCGTTTCTCTCAGCAGCTGACTGTCAAGAACGACTTCAGAGCGAGAACCATATTGCCAGAAGAGCTGCAGTGTCATAAAGAACAGAAGTCAGCGAACGGAGAGACCCTGAATATAGTGCCGTACAACTCGAGAATGCTGCTGAGAGAGCTACAGAATCGTCACGAAGATGAGATTTTCGAGCTTCACGACAAGTCTTTCTCGATATCGCCTCCATATACGTTCAGAAACAAGCTGATAGCGAAGGGCGCAACGAGCTGGAGAATTCCAGTCGGAAAGCGGTACTTCACGGGGCAGTGCTGGGCGAAGAAGCTAGCCGCTCAGTGGTACAAGTGCAATCTGAAGTACGATCTCGGGTACACGTACGACGATCTCGAGTACACGCTTACGACGCTGTGTAAGACGAACTTCGACCGATATGACGAGTTCGACATGACGAACGTGCTCAAGAGTCTGAGCGAAGACGTCCGAAAGTACGAGAAGATGCCGTACGAGATGATCGAGTCAGTCGCCGAGGGACAGATCCGATGGTACAGAGAGCAGGCGATGACGATCAATCTAGTCTTGAAGCTGAAGGACGAGCTGTTGACTGACGCTGATGATCCCGATACGATGATCGTCAGGTTCCTGGACCGAAAGAGTATGCTCGATGCGCTGAACAAGTACCACTTGACTGAGTACATCTTCAAGAAGTGCATGAATACGATGGGCTTCGAAGTCGAGATTCTGCGGAGATCTCAGAAAAGATCTAAGATCGACTTCAATAAGTATCCACAGAACGAGAATGGACAATATCTGATACCCATCGAAGAGATAACACAGTATTTGAGAAATTATGCATCGAGAAGGAAATTGAGCATAAAGTGCATAAAGTCCAAAATCGAAGAGCAAGAAGACCTCAAAGAGAGCGAAGAGACTCCGCAAAATACTAAAATTGAAGAAAATCAAGAACCTGAGTTCAAAGAAGAAGATTTTTCTTTTGAAATGATCGAAATGCTGATCAAAGATGAAGAATCTTCTAAAATCTGAAACAAAAATCCAAAATAGACAAAAGAGACACTCAAAAACAGATCCCACAGTCAAAATTGTAAATGTAACTATACAAAACTATATAAAATCACACAAAATTTTATAACATATTTCTTAAAATCAGTTCGTCACACATACCTCCACACATTATATACTTTTTAAGAAATATGTTATAAAAATTCAGATGTTATATAGTATCTGAATAGCAGATGACTTATTCTCATCTTCATATAACAAAAAATCGACTCTATAAATAAACCCAAACATGGAGAAGCAAAACTCATGACACGTTTCATCGTAACTGGTAAGCTGACTAACCCGTCAGTCGCATCATCTCTCAACGAAGATCTCGTCATCTCAGACTCTATCGACGCTAAGCTCAAGAGACTCAATCTCGAAGTCGAGAAGATCGAGACTGCTGGAGAAGACGTCACGTACTATCTCCGCGAGTCTAAGTCTACTGGACCGAAGCTTCTCTGCGACTAAAACATTACGAAATCATTACAAAATGAAAATCCTGAACATATTACAAGCGAAGAAGCTACTCGAGTCGACTGGACACAGACTGTATAGGGTCGACGAACGCGGCTATGACACAGCATGGGAAGTCGGTCCAGTGTCTGACTTCGACGAAGAAGCGAACAATTTCGTCCATTCGTACTGGGCAGACGACAACGTTCGACCAAAGATCGTCAGGCGGACGCTATGGTACAGAGTAGCTGAGTACTTGATCGAGCATCCCGAGGGAAAGACCAAGGGCGACATCCAGAGGGCTATCGGAATAGAGCCCTCGGGTCTGCATGATCTGTGGTCGCCTCTCCAGAGAATGGTAAAGGCTGGAATATTGAACTGGGACGAAGAACGTAAATATGCGTTAACAGAACTCGGAAGAGAGCGCTATGAGACTGCTACCGAGAATTCTGAATCTGATAAAACATCTGCAGAAGCGAAGTTCGAGAAGAAGTATGGAAAGTCATATAACGATGAAGTCATGAGAAACAACGTTCTCGGTCACTCTAGAGAGCAAGTATGCTATCTGATCCGGAGATGGGAAAGAGAGAACGGAATAGATCTGCCGCGTCCAGAAGAGCGAGAGATCGAGCATGAGATAGCTGATCGAGTCACTGATCCCAGTACTGGACGTCTTGAAGATGACTGGAATGAGAAAGCCCGAGTGATTCTCGATAGAGAATTCGAAGATCTGTATAGGGCAAATCGAAAGAAGATCGTTTCAGGCTACTTCGACAAGCGCAGATCTTGATAGATCTGCTAGACGGAAATCGATGAACTCAATAAATACTTAAATTTTCAAGAAACTTTACAAGGAGAATACTAAGTATGATCACTAACTCAACTGACGCGACCATCGACAGCAACGACTTCATCATCCAGTCTATGCGAAAGCTCAAGCAGAGGCTCGAGATCGAAGAGCAGGACATTCGCGCTTACAAGATTCCGGAAGGGCTCCAGGGTTCTGCTCTCGCTTCTGAGAAGGCCTACATCAAGGGGGCGCTCGACGAGATCGTCAAGTTCCGCGGATTCATCAAGGAGATGGGCGTCTAACGAAACTTACCTAAAGTCTGTTGTCTCCATGAAGCGCTGGTCGAGAGGCTGGCGCTTCTTTTGTACCATAACCTAGTCATAAATGTGGTTTTGAGGCAGTTTTAAGACGTTTTAAGCCTGTACCCTAGTAACTATACCGGTGAAGGATAAAAGTGTCTAAAACTGACGTTTATGCGCAAAATACGAGAGGAACATCTCTTCATATAAATAATTCATTCAAATTCAAAAACAGGAGTTATAAATGGCAAAATTTGAAATCTGTATAGGAAACATGATAGGCTTCGAGAGTCGTTCTGACGGCCGAGAGTTCAAATCGACTATCGAATCTCAGTTCGGAAAGAGCTACGACATCGACGGCATCGAATTCGAGTATAAGTACTTCGAATCCGACAACGAAGACTATCAGATGAACTGGGAAGCCTCTGGGGTCAGATCCAGAGTCGATAGAGCTGCTAGAAAGCTGTTCTCTAAGATAAAGCCAGTTTGGCAGAAAGAAGAAGCTAAGTACGATCGCTGGGAAGAGAACGAGATCTTTTTGGACGTTGACGAGATCGAGGACAGACCGAATAAGAAGAGGACATGGTACTATTCTGACATCGATTACTCGGCCGAGATCAAGTTCAGAGAGCAGCTAGACGTTAGAGACTTGAAGAGAGTCTCTAGAGAGCTAAAGGGAAGAACATACGACGTTGACGGCTACAGCTTCCGTCTTGGAGACATTCAGTGTTATGCAAACTATGATCCCGACACTATTCTCTTCAGACTGTATTGCACTTTTGACGAAGAGAAGAGCGATAGCGAAGTCGATAAGCTAAAAGGTCCCGCTAAGAGAGCTGCTAGAGAGGCTGCGAGAGACATAGCGAGCTCTGTAGATGCAGAAGTCGATCAACTGCTAGTCACTGATGGCACTGATGGCGCTTCATTGGGACTGAGCAAAACTTTGTCCAGAATCGGTGAGAGCTCTATGACTATCTATGCAGCGAAGAAGCTGCTAGAAAGCGCAGGAATAAAGCTCATCAGAAACACAAAGAAATAGCTCTTCCTTTATTGAAGAGCTTGAACTTCCTACCTGTCTTCAGGTAGGATTTCTTGTCGAATCTATCTAATTCACTTTATGTAAAATCTTCTTTACAAATCAGATAAACCTGAATTTTTAGTTCTTAAATAGTTTCTAAATTAGCTATCGAAAGGCGCTAAGAACGAGGATAACACTATTTACAAGAATGTCTACTACGACCGTGAGTCAAATTCCATCTTTGAGCGAGAGGTGGGCTCGACTGAATATGTCAAGCATCCGTACACTTTCAAGTACTTCATGCCAGACGCGACTGGACAGAGTCCCATTCGCGACTGCTTCGGCGTACCGATGAAAGAGGTCGTGTGCAAGACGAAAGAAGACTATCAGATCTATCGCGTGATGGCAAAGAAGATGCGACTGGCGGAGTCAGACCTCAAACCTCCCGTAAAGTACATTCACGAGAAGTACGACACCGCAGAGCTCAACTACGAAGAGTACAAGGACTACCGCATCGCCTTTTACGATATTGAGACGCAGACTTCGAGACGCTACTATCTCAACAAAGAGGTTAAGCTACGCTTGATCGATGACGGTCACGAAGAGACGATGACCCTGTACCAGTTCGAGCACACTTGCAAGACGAGAAAATGGGAAATCTGGGACATCGTCCGCAACGAGTGGCGCAAATACTACGACAGCTGCTTCATAAATCAGGAATTCCCTAATCCAGAGGAAGCGAACTATCCGATCAACCTGATCACTGTCTACTCTACGGTCGCTGGCGAGACTTTCACATGGGGTCTGGAGCCGTACAACGGAAACTCTCCCGAAGTCACTAACTACAAATGGTTCGAGTCTGAGCTAGAGATGATGAAGGACTTTTACGTCTGGTTCTGGCAGCAGAAGTTCGACATTCTGACTGGCTGGAACTCTGAGAAGTTCGATGATGCGTACATCATCGGCCGTATGCAGAAGATCCAGCGCGAGAACGGCGTCAAGCTCGATTACACTCGTCTGCTTTCTCCGCTCAAGCTTCCTCCTCAGAAGCGCCAAATCACCGATGACAAGGGTAAAGTCACGGGATTCCACTTCTCGTCTCCTGGACTCTACATGATCGACTATCTACAACTCTACAAGTTCATCGGCTTCGTGAAGAACTCTCCGTCGTGGAAGTTGGACTACATCGGCAAGAAAGAGACCGGAGAAGGAAAGGTCAAGCTAGAATACGGTCTAACTGAGCACTATATCAAGGACTACACGACATACGTCGAGTACAACGTCCAGGACGTTCGTCTGATGGTGAAGATCGAAGAGAAGAAGCGTCTATGGCCGACGACGATCGCGTACGCCAATGAAGCTCTGATCACTCTTGACTCTGTCTTCGCGATGACGGCTGCACACGACGGCTACATCATGAAGTTCCTTCATGCGCAGAATCAGGTCTACAACGACCGATACGAGAAGCCGAGAGACTGGTGGTATGAAGAGGGCTACTGGAAGAAAGACCTAGGAAACGGCATCATCGAGTATCAGAACTGCCCGCTGGAAACTCCTACTTCGTTCGAGCCGTATGCCGTGAAGGCTGGCTACTGCTACGCGGATCCTGGCCGTTACCAGCACAACATGAGCGGAGACATCACGTCGTCCTATCCGAATCACATCATCATGTACAACATATCTCCCGAGACTCGCGTAATCAAGCCGAGCCAAGAGGATATCGATTCCGGAAAGGTCATCCGCTCGGAAGTCAACGGAGTCGGATTCATCAACAACGATTGCGCTATTCTGCCGTCTGTCGTCTCGAAGATCTTCGACGAACGTCTAAAGTTCAAGCTGCTCATGCAGGAAGCTGAGAAAGCCGGCGACAAGATCGCTGCTGACCGCTATCGCACGCTTCAGCTCACACGTAAGAAGCTCATCAACTCTCTATACGGCGCTTGTCTGTTCCCGCAGTTCCACCTCTTCAATATCGACTGCGCTCGCTCCATCACCCGTTGCGCTCGCGTCACTATCCGCTACCTCAAGGACAACACGGACCGCTACTATCGCTCCAAGTATATCCTCAAGGATTCGATGGACTTCTTCCCGGTCATCAAGATCAACAATAAGTGGTACAAGAAGGAAGATGAAGTCGAAACGGATCAGGGTAAGATTCTAGCTAAAGACGTTACGACATCAAATACGATCAATGGACAATCTATCTTGTTGACCATCAACGATTTGACAAAGAAAGAATGTCTCAATCCGATCAAGAAGATCACGACTGAGAGAATCATCAACATCGTCTATGACGGCGAGTGCCACTACTACAAGCCTGGCGACGAAATCGAAGTCGAGATGGATGGAAAGAAGCTCAAGATGCAGTTGGGAGTCCACGATGGCGGCGCAAGATTCACTGGCGAAGAGACCATCATGGAAGAACTCAAGGCCAACTTCAAGCATCCGGACGGCTCTACAATTTCCGGATTCGATCTACAGCGCAACGCTAAGATCAATGGCCGTCCGATCGACAACGTGAACGTGATCGAGAAGCCAGTCAAGTTTGTCAATCGCGAATCGGTGGTCGTTCAGGTCGACACTGACTCTAACTACTACTGCTTCGACGAGCACAAGATCAACTTCTTCCCGTACATGGACGACATGGAATGGTTCTACTGCATGGAAAAGCAGATGAACTGGTTCTGGAAGCGAATTCTCGACGCGAAGGCCGAGAAGAACAAGATGCACAACCGCATCATCTTCACTCGCGAGAACATGTTCTCGAACTTCATCTCTTACGGAAAGAAGCTCTATCTCGGATCCGTCGTCGACAAGGATGGCAAGTATTTCGGATACGAGGAAGATCCGCACAAGCACTTGAAGATTCAGGGTCTAATTCTAAAGAAGGCCGAGTTTCCGCCGTTCTGTCAGGAATATGCAGTCAACATCACGGCAGCCGTTCTGCTCGGTCAGGACAAGGAAGAGACGACGAAGCAGATTCAGGACGCTTACCTGAAATTCAAGTCATCGAAGCCAGAGGACATCTCGTCATCTCGAACAATCGGCGACCTGTCGATTATGCCTCACGAGATCGACTGGTACGTCAAGAACGGACTCACCTATCCCGACCGCATCCACTATGCGGCAAAGATCGGAGTGAACTTCAATTACGTGAACGCGAAAGAGAAGCTCGGTTATGATCCTCTTCAGCGTGGCTCGAAGGGTAAGTATCTCTTCCTCTACCCGCGAAATAAGTACGGTTTCGACCAGATCGCTTTCGAAAAGTGGCCGAAGGAATTTGACCAGATGTTCGAGATCGACTACGATACGACTTTCGAGAAGTTCTTCATGTCTAACTTCCACGCTCTGTTCGAGGTCGTCGGATGGGCGGACTCGAGAAAAGACTACATAGAATATAAAATGACGAAGGCGAAAAAGAAGTTCCTGAGATAAATATCTGAGCTCGAGGAAGACATGGGCCGAATAACTGCAACTAAGATCAACGAGACCTCTTTCTACATAAAGACGGATGATGGAGACCTTCTGTACGAGATAGACAGCGCTTTCGCCATCTACAAAGAGGGATATCAGTTCGTTCAAGCTTACAAGAATCACACTTGGGATGGAAAAGTTCACTTCTTCAAAGTTCAGTCTAGACGCTTTCCGATCGGATTGACAGAAGAGCTTGTCAAATGGTGCAAGACGAGAAATCACACTCTAATCTTTGAAAACTACGAAAAAGAACCTGTAGAGTGGCTGACCAGAGAGAAGTTTGAAGCAAACTGCAAGCAGATCATGGCCGGATCGAAATATCAGCCCAGAGACTATCAGCTTGACGCTGCGTTCGCTGCTCTGAACGGTAAGCGTGGCATTCTTGAGTGCTGCACTTCGTCTGGCAAGTCGCTCATGATCTACCTGATTCTGCGAAACCTTATGATGGAACGCGGCTATAAGAAGATGCTGTTGATCGTTCCGTCAATCATGCTCGTGACACAGATGTACAAGGACTTCGAAGACTATGGATGGTCCGACCTGGACAAGTGGTGTGAGCTTCAAGACAAGGATCACGTTCCGACATTCGAGAAGACTATACTGATCACGACGTGGCAGTCTCTGATGAAGCAGGACGCTACGTTCTTCGAAGACCAGCAGGTCGTCATCACGGACGAGTGCCACCAGGCTAAAGCGAACGTGTTGACGAACATTCTGAAGTTCTCGTTCAACGCAGAGTTCAAGCTTGGTACGACGGGTACTCTTCCGCCAGACGCGTGCGAGATGTACGGAGTCAAGTCCGTTCTGGGAAGCACGCTGTACAAGATCACTTCTGAAGAGCTCATTCAACGCGGCTTCTTGACCGACATCATCGTTGCTAACCTGTTCTTGCAGTACCCGATCGACTTCATCAAAGAGAACCAAGAACGAACCTATCCAGAAGAGGTGCGTCTCGTTGAAGAGTATGAAGATAGAATGAAAATTCTCTCGAAAATCCTTGATAGCGTTCCAAAGAATCACAATATGCTAGTTCTGTGCAACCATGTCGAACACTTGGAATCTACGATCGACTATCTCAATGAGCACTACGAAGATCGGAAAGTCGTCAAGATTACTGGATCAGTCAAAGCCGCAGAGCGTGAATTCATTCGAATTTCAGCCGAAGAGACTGATGGACTGATCATCGTAGCGACGTACGGAACCATGTCGACGGGCGTCAACATCAAGAAGATCCATGAAATAGTGCTTTTCGCTAACTCGAGGTCAAAGATCAAAGTGCTCCAGTCTCTCGGCAGAGGGCTCAGAAAGCATCCCGAGAAGTCGAAAGTCATCATTTACGATATCGTTGACGACATGCGATACAAGTCAAAGAGAGGCAAAGTACACTCGAACTACCTCTATGACCACTGGCTAGAGCGCTCGAAATACTACATCGAGCAGAAGTTTAAGCAGAAATCCGCTATTTTCAAGCTCTTCTCCGAAGTATAAATAACTTAGAATGATTGACTGGTACCTAAAATATCAGTCAAAAGAGTTATTTACTAGGAGAATTCAGACATGGCTAACACTGCGAATTCGACGCCCGGCGTATATTTTCGTGAAATCGACGAAACGGTGTCAAACAATGCAGCTCCAGGCGATGGAATTGGAGCTATCGTCATAAACGCTAACAGAGGCTATCCGAACCAGCGAGTTCTGTGCACAACGATCGACAAGTTCCATGAATATTTCGGAACGCCTGACAATTCGAATCAGTATGGACACTTCGCTGCGCAAGTCTACTTCGAACAGGGTGGAGCGACTCAGCTTCTCGCGGTCAGAGCGACCCAAGGAGATGAGGGCTATGCACAGATTCAATATCCCTATACTGATTCGACAGACGAGAATCATGAGCAGAACGTAGAGACTCTGTCTTTCGTTGACAACGGCATGGATAATCAGATCAAGATGATCAATGCGATCAACACAGGCGTCGACAGGGCTGCTTGGAACTACTATGATCCTGAGGTCGCAGACGTGAACGGCTTCAAGCCGTATACTCATGACAACAATACGTTCGAGTTCAAGGGGTCGTCTCTCATGTGCGACTTTGAAGACGTCTATCAGAAGTTCAACGGCAGCTCGATCCGAAATCTATACGTATTCAGAGACACTGGTAATAACGCAGTGACTTCTGGCGAAGCTTTCGTCGTATCGACTAGCAAAGAAGGTACTTCGGGCGCTACGCTTTCTGAACCAGCTATCTTTGCCGTCAAGACTTCTGATCTCGAATCTATAGCATATCCGTATGCAGTGAAACACAAGAGTACAGACCTCTACTACAAGCAGAGTGAAACTCCGACCGCTGGAGCGACTTCTGGCGAATACAGTGGCGCTTACTACGAGACTGTCATACACGTTCCGGCTTCTATGTCGTTTAACTCGAACGAGACGTACATCACGTCTTATCAGAGCACAAAGTTCGAAGGAAACCAGACGATTAAGTCGGTTTTGACAGATACAGAATCTGAAGGCCATCACAGCATGCTCACACAGATCAAGAAGGCCTCTGGAGAAGCTACGACGATCGATGGAGGAACAGCTGTGGTCAAAGCGGAGATCGTTGACTGGGATGATGGCTTGACGAAGATCTTCACTATCGACTCGACAGAGTGGGGCTCTAAGAAAGCTGTCTATGGCTTGAAGTTCACTGAATATGGCACAGCTGACAGCAAATATATGCTCGTCACTGAGTGTATACCAAAGAAGTGCAGCGACGCTACAGCAGAAGAGCTTAGCGCTATCGCTAACGAATATGCTGTCGACGTGACAGAGATCGCTAACGAAAAGTACGCTATTCTGACATACAAACTTGCAAAAGACGAGGATCAAGAGAGTCAGACAGCCCTGATCGTAGTGAACAAGTCTCTGTACTCAGAATACGATCCGGACAACGGAGTCGAAAATCTCGTCTATGCTGCTACGAAGTACTCGAACACATGGGCGCTCTATCTCGACTATGCTACGAAGAAGTTCGTAGTCAGCTCTAACTATGGCATTGGCGCTCCGAAAGAAGCTATTAAGCCTTGGCAACCTGCTTTCGATACAGATCTTGCTAAGATGTATGCGATCTCTTCGACCGAGATCTTCTCAGATCCGACTGGACGCTGGAAAGATGGCTATACTCCAGCTTGCAAGAATGAAGGCGAGCCTGGAAACGGAGATATCGAGATGTATCAGTCTAACAAGACTAATCAGCTCATCATCGGCGCCATCGGACCTGGAGAGTTCGGAAACGATGTCGGAATCTCGATCATTACGCCAGAAGCTGCTAAGATTCCAGCTCTATATCACCAGAACGCGTTCTCTTGGCTATACCGCTATGACGATGAAGACAAGGTCAATGACTCTGGACTTGACTATAGAGACAATCCGAACAATCTGACTTGGAAGAAGGTTTACAAGATCAACGTATACTTGAAGACGCCTTCTAAGACACAGTCCGTATGGGGATTCGGTCTCGATGCTCTGACAAGCTCTCCGGTCGAATCTTGGCTCGTGTCTAACGATCCGAGCGCAAAGGACGAGAACGGAAACAGTCTCTGGGCACCTTACGTCATCAACGGCAACTCTCAGTACATCTACGTGTCTAAGAAGTCAGTCGAGTCTGCAGTCAACTACAAGGGCGAGTATTCGATGCCTGACATGACATGGTCCATCTACCAGATGACCGGCGGTACAAACTCGAAGCTCAACAACGTAAAGGAGAAGACGAAGGCTCTCGATCTGTACAAGAACAGAAAGAAGGCCTATTTTGACTATCTCTTCAACGTGGAACCGGTCGAGACATTCTCTGGCAAGCAGAAGTATATGGCCATGATGAACCGAATTGGTCAGATCGCTATGGATCGCAAGATGGATCTCGGCCTCATTCAGTGCACCTCTAAGGAGGCTAAGACGATTCGTCTCAAGCTATCTGAAGGCAAGATGTTCAGTTTCGCAGATGGCTCATACGTAGCTGGCTATGACGACTACGACTCTTACTTCGATCCGTTCACTTCGACCTGGGTCATGCTGCCGAGATCAGTCGCTGGCGCAGTAGCATGCTGCTATGTCGACAACTACGATAAGCCTTGGATGGCTCCTGCGGGCGTCGCTAACGGCCGAATTCAGTATTCCGATCATCCGATGGTCAGACTCGAAGATGACGAATTCGGTCAGCTGTACGACATTCACGTCAACAGCTCGATGTACTTCCAAGCTTACGGCGAAGTACTCATGGGTCAGAAGACGATGCTCAAGAAAGAGTCTGCTCTGAACAGAATCGACATTAGAAAGCTCTGCAACTACATCGAGAAGCGTCTCGAGAGCAAGTTGATTCCGTATCTCTATCAGAAGAACACTGCGACAAACCGATCTTCGATGAAGACTGCTGTCGATACGTTCTTGGGGCGCATTCAGTCCGGTCAGGGAATCATCAGCCGTAACGTTGAAGTCATTCCAGATCCGAAGGACACTCGTCTGGTCTACGTGAACATCAGCTTCGTACCTGCGGAGTCTATCGAAAGAATCCTGGTCACTTTGATTCTCAATCGTGCTTCTGGTACGATCACTCCTGTCGAGTCGACACAGAGACTCTAAGAAGCTTAGCCATATTGATCCTCCAATCAGATCCGCCTAACCACGGCGGATCTTTTTAATAAATAAGATATATGCTAGACATAACGAAATCTTCAGACTTCAAGCGTGTAGGCGACAAAGTAGACTCAGGTTACTACGACATCAGTCTGTTCAACGATCAGAACATATATGAGTGCAAGGGCACTTATGCGATGGATCAAGCGCTAGAGAACTATCTTCTGACTATACCAGGAGAGAGGTTGTTCAACTTGAAGTTCGGAAGTCCACTCTATCTGATTCTATTCCAGAAGAATGTCGATCAAGATGAGATACGAAACAGCATATATCAGAATATCGAGAATGCGCTTAGCATATCGATCGACAGAAGCACTGCAGATCTCGGACAGACGGACGATCCACATGTACTGTCGATACACTTTCGATACTCGACAAGAGACGGAGTAATAACTAATCATGAGTTCACTAGAAGATTCAGCAAATAGAGTAGCTAGAGCATACGAGAACTTCAAGATCGAAGAGGCGAAGCTAGGAAGTCAGTGCTGCTATGATCCATCAACAGATGAGATAACTCTTAATTTCGAGACAGTCAAGCGCTATTTAGACATATTTAAGATACTTCATGAGCTATCACATCGTGAGCAGAAGATTCTAGAGAATCTGTATGGGAAGACATCACACATAGAGTTGAATGCTAACAAGATAGCTTTCGAAGCATACCAGAAGCTCGGATATCCTCTCACTTACGAAGTGACAAGACACATAAACTACAACAATATTCATCAACTCGCGCCTGAGCTCAGCCAGCGAGAGATCGTTCGAATGATAGCTGGCAAGAGGGATCTTCTATGGCGACTGCCTGCATAGAGTTCGCGAAAGAAGAGCTGAAGAAGTTCAACGACATCTCTATCGAACCGATCGCACACAAGTACAGCGACTCTAAGGGCACTGTCTATACTTCAGTGACTACTTTTGTCGGCAAGTTCGCTATTCCGTTCGACAAGTGCAGAATGGCTCTTAAATGCGCTCTACGGGACGCGAGACCAGTCAATGAAGTGTTGGATGAGTGGGAACAAAAAGGAGCTTACGCTCGCTGTCTAGGCACCGAAGTGCACGCTGTGATGGAACATCTGTGGAAACAGGACGAGAACGAGCCGGACTACGACGCGATGAGCAAGTTTCCTGGAATGATCGAAGACTTCGAGTACCGTAAAGCGATCTGCGAAGAACTGTACGAGAAGATGAAGAACGTGTACGAGCCGATCGCGAACGAAGTCATCGTGAACGACTCAGCTCTAGGGCTCTCTGGAACTATCGACTTTGTGGCTTACAACAAGCGCACAGACACGATCGACATTCTGGACTGGAAGACTTCTAAGCAGTTCTCTGTAAGCTCTGGATCACAAAGAATGAAGGAACCGTTCGGCGCATTTCCGAACACAAACGTGTCTGAGTACAGCCTACAGCTGAGCCTCTACAAGTATATTGTTGAGAAACACACGGACCTGAAGATCAACGAGCTTCGCCTGTTCCAGATTCCAGGAAAGGGAAAGATGAAGACGATCAAGTGCTATGACATGGTCGACCTTCTGAAGACGAAGCTGTTCAATGCAGAGACGCTCTCGAATGGAGAAATTCTTGAATTTTCTCAGAAATAAGGTTTAGATTTCTCTTGAAAATACTTATATTTACTATGTAAACTCTTAACAAGGACCAGAACTATGATCAACACTGCCGCACTCAAAGCTCTCAAGGGAACCCACAACTCTGTCAAGATCATCACGACCAAGCAGGGCTCTCCCTTCAACGAAACCAAGAAGAACAAGGCTGCTCTTCTCGAACTCGGCATCGACGTCGACAAGATGGTCAAGGTCACCACTTTCGACTGCTTCGCTGGTTCCGACATCGACTACAAGGAACTCTACAAAGAACGTGCTTGTGAAGAAAAAGAATCCCGTCCGATCAACACCAACAACACTTGGGTCGAAGGTCTCGAAGGCATCCTCATGACCAACTCCACGACTGGCAACAAGCTCGTCCGCATATACACGGACAACAACCACAAGGCTAAGTCAGTCTACATCTACAACGGTGAAATCATCGACGACTACAAAGAGAAGTATGCTGAATATCTCAAGAAGCCTCGCGTCGTAAACGAAAAAGCTGAAGGACTCTGTCCGATGTCTATCACTCTCGAGACTATCACCTCCATCGAAGTCGACGGCAACAAAGTCCAGCTCTAACGAGAGCTTAAAGCTCATCTAAAAACCAAGGTCGAGACCTTACCCCAGGTCTCGACATTTTGTGTTGCAGAGAATATTCTTAAGCGCTTATTTTAGTATATTGAGATTAAGAAGTCCTCATTAAATTATCAGTTAAATCGAGGATAGGAGAAGCAATTTCGAGGACTTCTGACTCTGAACCTCATACATATAAGGAGTGATATCAATGGCTATCGCAAGATACAACCTAAAGATCACTGCAAACGGCAAAGTGCTCATTGCGCTGCCTACTACGTCCAAGACGGCTGGACACAACGATTGGGTTTTACCAAGCGACTTGATGACCGTCGACAATCCGGCGGATGATGTCAGAAGACTGTTCAGCCGTCTGACTGGAAGAGATATCGAAGAAGTCGCTCGAAACAAGCACTCTCTTCAGTACGTACAGCGAGTCGAAGACGAGAAGACGAACTACCGAACAGAAGTCATTCTCGATGAAGAAATTCCTATGTCCTTCTCGACATGTTCTCTGACTCGTTACGACAAGGCCAGTAATCTGAGAATCCCTAAGTACGTCAAGTTCAAGTGGGTTCCTGAAGACGAGCTCTACTATTGGCTGACTCGTCAGTACTGTAGACTCGAAGAAATCCGAATCTCGTACTTCTATCCTGAAAACGGAAGGTAGGAGGTCTAAGAATGCAGACTGAAGAGATCGAACAGTTAGCAGAAGAATCTAAGAGAAATACCGTTCTAACTAACGAAGATATCAAGCAAATGGTCGAACAGAACGACTATTCAGATGTGCGTGAGATCATACAGGGTATGACTCAGTATGAGCTTCAGACGCTATACTACTGGGGATTCAGAACTAGAAAGCATATCTTCTGCTCGGCTGCAGCTGGACTTCTGAAAGAGCACTACGGAGTAACGCCGAACTATGAGCTCTGTTCTGAGAGAACTTCAGAATACACATAAGATCTATGAACTACCCACCGGCTAAAGATGGGTGAGTTTTCCGGTCCGATAATATAAATAATATCGGACGAGGCCTCTAGAAACGCTTCTCCACTTGAGGCGTTTCTTCTTGTATGCGGCACTAAGTAAACTGCTCAGGGCTAGCGAATCTCGTCCATATCAAGAGCACGGACTGTGCTCTGGGAGAAAAGAAAAAATGGAAGGAATATTCAATCAGGGACTGACTCTGGCTGACCAGCTTCAGTCTGCTCTAAATCACTTCGACAGCTATAGACCGACACGATTCGAGAAAGCGATCGAGCCGGAATTCACTCCGAACTGTCATTGGCCTTATAATGTCGTCGAAGAGGAAGATGGCTCTATCACATACGAAGTCGCTGTGGTTGGAAAGGCTAAAGAGGACATCACCGTCACGTCGAAGGAGACTGACGCGCTGCCTCTTCTGATCATCGAAGTCCAAGACGAAAAGAATGAAGAGCCGACCAAGCGTAAGTATATCGAAGAGAGAATCAAGAGAGGTCATCTCAGACTCGAGATTAGCGTAGAGCCGAAATACGATCTGAGCTCTATTAAGCCGAAAGTGCAGAATGGTCTTCTGGTCGTGAATGTGCCTCTATCTAAGATTCCTGAGAAGAAAGTGACTAAGTACACTATCGAATAAGGATAAGGGGTAAACCATTGACTTTCGCAGAAGCTGCTCTGAGCAACTTAGCTAATCCGGAGCCGTCTTATGAGTGGACGAGAGATAGATTAGTAGAAGCTATAAACGAGTATATTAGAGTTTCTCTGTCTGCGAACGTGAATGTCCCAATCTTCGGTGCAGCAGGAACGATCGAATTCCCTCCTGCTGCACCGATACCTTATCTCTATTCTCCAAACTCTGGACCGTTCTGTGGAGGAATCATATCCTATACTGCGGGAATAGCTACTTCATCAGATTATGACATGGTAGCCGATAAGACGAGAAACGGAGATGGAAGCTTCTGGGAGAACTTTTTTGAGCTAATAGGGAGAGTCCTCTTCCGGTCGTCAGTCACAATAGCTCCCTATCTGACTGTTCTGAATGATGGTGGAACGAACAAAGGGTTCTCGACTCCAGTCATCTATACAGCAGAAACACTGACTTCTACTAGGTCTTTCTATCGATATGACGGAAACTTATTCACGCTAAATAAGCCTATATCGGACTGGAGATCATCGGGAGGTCGAGTCGACTGCATAATTAGAAGCTCTAGATTCGACAACCGAGATTATGTCTGGAATCTGGTTAGCGAACATGTCAAGAGTACGGCTATCGCTACTACATCCATTCATAGGAGATATCTTGGACAATTGAAGAGAACGACCGATCCTTATCCTGGCACTTTTTCTGGATATATCTACGGGAGTCTAGATTTCGAATGAGAGGTTAAGCATGCTAGAGACGATGAACAAGAATGTGAACTTATTCACTAAGAACAAATACGAGCTCTCGATGAGCAATATACCTAATCTGACGGTCATTCCTGACGATGAGCTCGACTTGTCAACTTTCTCGACCTCTGTAAAGTCCGTACAGCTTCCAAATATAACGCTGAATCTATTGCACAGCTATTGGCAGCATGAAGATCAGCTACATCCGAATCCACAGGGTGCAAGAGATACGAATACGCTAAACGTATCTTGGATCCTAGACTCTAAATTCTTGAACTATATCATATTTGCTGCTTGGGCACAAGGCAGCCGATATGGAGTTCCGGCCAGAGGAGGTCGTTCTGAAGGGAATGAGGCGCTTCTTCGAGACAACTGCATCGATCGTCTTGACGTCTATTCGCTCGACAACGCTAAGATGCCTTTCGCTAAGCTTTCTTTCTATCGAGTGTTCTTGACTGGATTAGGCAATCTGGATCTCGAATTTGGCGACGCGTCGACAGTCAGTTTCCAGACGACCTTTGCATACGAGAAGTTCGGACTGACCGTACAACAGAAAATGCCCGACGGCACTTGGGCCATCGAGCCTCTTAGAGGACCAGTAGTATCTAAAGTCTGATCAGTCTAGATCTCTGGCAAGAAGAAGTCCCCGGTGAGCTGAACTTCTGCATAAGCCAATTCACCGCAGCCGCACTGGAATTTCGCATAAGGTCTAGCTCCGAATGCGTACTTCTTCAGATGATTGACTAGTCTAGCATAGTCTTTTGCACTTCCCTTTCCTCTAGCGAAGTACACATAAGCTTCATATATGCTGACCGATTCTCCATTGATCGACTTGACGTGAGAAGCTACCGTCATGACGTCTGTGTCGATATCTTCCAAGTAAGCTGGATTGCTCTTCGTACGCGATATCTCGATCTCGTCTCCTATTGTCGGGAATTTTAGCTCGAGCTTGTCGCCGTTCGGTAGTGAGAGATCTTTTTCAAGCTCGTTTTCAGCATATACGACGTCTAAATTCAGGAGACGATAGTCATACCATGATTTCTTTCCGCACTCTTTGCACTCGCCTTGAACTTTCATTGGAAAATCGTCATAAGTGATCGAGCGTAGATAATAGATCAACCATAGCTTGTCATTTCTCTTGATATCTTCAAGTTCGATTCCAGAAACTGCAGCAGAGATTGTCTGATTGAATATACGATCTACGTTATCTCGATTGACTTTAGACAGCTCTTTCATCTCGATGGCCGAAAGTTTTCTAGCGTATAGATCAGTGTCGTAGTACTTGCCCTTTGATGGGAGCAGATCTTTGTTGATCAATATCTTGCTGCTAGATGCTGATGCAGTAGGCTTTGGGCTCTTAGGCTCGCTGTCTCTGATAGTTCTCATGAGTTATATTCTCCTTTTCAGTTAACGTCTAGACTTCTTTTTGATCTCTTTTGGCTTCTTCAAGCTCTCTATCTTGAGATTCTTTCCGCTGAGGTCGACTATAGTTCCGTCTGGTTTGTAGACTCGTAGGAACTTGTCTCCAGTACAGCTGTTCTTCCATTCGAAGCGTGCAGCTTCAATCTTCTGCTCGTAACACGTGCGTTCATTGCACACTAAGAGAGACAGAAAAGCGACAGCTACGAAAACTAATGTAAAGTTTAGACGAATCATGGTCTAATATTTATAGCATCTGACCGGAAAAACCGACTGTCTTTAGGTTGTGGGTAGTTCATATAAATAATTAGAAACTATGAAATAGGAGAATTTTAGCATGGGAATCATGGAAAAGCTTTCTGATATCAGGCGGAAGAAGCTCGATGAAGACTGGAGAGAAACTGCAAAAGAGTACGCTAAATCTAAGAAAGTTGGAGATATTCATCAAAATAGGCTAAAATCGCTAGACTTCGATCTGCGAACGAAGTATGGTTATTGGCAAGTTCAGATCACTTTCTATACTTCTTCTGATACAGCTTCATTTAAAGTAACAGTCGACGGTCAGCACTATGTCGGCTCCAAATGGTTCTATACAGCTGCGGACGTCAAGAAGTACTTGTTCGATGGCGGTCTGACTGACCAGATCAGAAAAGATATCAGAGAAGAGACGATCAAAAAGCTCAATAACGACAAGATAACCGATAAAGAAATGAAGGAAATATTCGATCGTGCTACGCGTGAGATGGAATATCTGCAGAATGCTATCGACATCAACATAGACGAAGAAGAGCTCGACAAGAAACTTCATCGATACGAGACATACTTCAGAGCTATGAATAATAGGAGCTCAAAGTCTAGTAGTCTTCGTAGAAGGGCAGAGAACGAATTTAGGAAAGAGCATAAATTTGAAGTAGGAGATATCGTCTACGGCAAGACATATTCTGGACTACGCGATTCGAAGCCCTATAAAGTTGTTGGAGTTGATAAAGAATTTGTCAGCGTAGAGCCTGAGAATGGAAGAGGCAAATCTTACAAAGTTCCGACTAATAGCGTATTTCTAGACGATTCTCAGGTATCTGATGCTATCAACAATCCAGACAATCCGAAGTATGACAAGAAGTTCGACCAGCAGCAGTACATGATGGACAGATACGGATCTGATAGAGAATTCGAAGAATCTGTTCAGCTTCTCAGTGATTGCGGCATGATCGTCGAGAGTACTATCTCAGTGGACGACGAGAAGAATATCTTGGATAAGTATTCTAAGTTCGACTTCTTGGGAGACCTTGAAGCGCAGCTGAAGAAGGACACTGGAAGCGAACCTGATGTAACTTTTGGCAGAAGAAACAAGATCGTATGGATCAAGACCGATCCATTCACGCTTGTCGGAACATACCGATTCGACGATGATCTTGGCGAATATGAGGTCAAGCTTCAGTCAGCTAAGACATCAGATCGATGAAATAGAAAAATCGTTCAAAATTAGAGAAAATCTCTGGAATTTTCCAGAGATTTTCTTATTTTTAGGTTTAGATTTCTCTTGAAAATACTTATATTTCACATGTAACTTCAACAAAAAAGTACATCATGAATCGTGTGAAATACACCCTAGACCAGAAGAATCGAATGATCGAGAAACTTCGAAAAATGAAGAACGGAATGGTATTCCTTCTGAACAAGAAAGATCCTTGTCCTATCAAGTGCAAGCTCGTTCGATATTCGAATTCTGTTTCTCTTTTAGCGCCAGACCTCGGTGATGATGTTCTGCTCACTGTTTATGGGAAGCCTAACTCGACATCGACTCTCAGGGAGATAGTCGACACAATAGAGTCTTGGATCGACGACTGGGATTTCGTCACAGAGAAATATTCGATCGATCTAGCCAAAGCGAAGGGCTGGATCCGTAATTCTCATTTTCAAGAAAAAAGTTAGAATCAGAGAAATTGCACATCTAAACTAATTCTTATATTGTATCTACAGCCAGGTTACTTGGTCATTTTCTGGCTGGAGCGCTATCGTCCTGGTCCTTCGATAGCGCTCATTTTTTTGTTCAGAGAATATAAATACAGTATGAAGATTGACGTGTTCAAAGAGTACGACGGAAAGCTGAGGCTGTTCGACGCTGTGAATCCAGACAACGTGACCTGGATGTTCGACAGCGAGAACCATAGAGATGGCTCTTCGGCTCCTCCATATCGAAATAGCTCAGAAGCAGGTCCGACTGTACAGCTGCCGCCTACTGATGAATTT